TGGTGCCACCGTTGACGGGTTCGCCGGCGACGTTTTTGAGTGCGGTCACGACGGCGTCTTGTACAATTTGGTTGATGTTTTCCACAGTAGTTCCTTTGAGTGATAAAGATGGTTGGGTGTTATCGCTAGGGCTCAACGTCGCCGTCGCAGTGCGCACGGTGCCGTCCTGAGTTGCCTTCACTTCGGTAAGTGTCCGGGGTTCTGCCGGAGTTGGGGTCAGGGATATTTCGCCGACGACCCAGCGCTTAAGTTCGCCCGCTTGGCGGACAACGAGATGACTGAGTGCGCCGGTGCTGAGTCCCAGCGCCCCGCTCTTGACAAGCTTCATCACGTCGTCAATGTACTCGAGGCGCTTGTCTAACTCAATTTCGACGTCGATGCCATCGCCTGCCGGCATCCATGCTTTGACCGTGCCGATTTGCCCACGGATGGAGCCGAGCCCATGGTCGTAGTAGACCGGCGTGCCGACAAAGCTGCGGGTATCGCCGAGGTCGGTCGACTTAGTGAAGATGTCGCCGGTCAAGTCTTTGCCACCGTAGACGATGCCACGACCACGGACGACGTAGTCGCCCACTGCCTTGACGCCGCTGCCGTAGGATTTTACAAAGTCATTCACTGCCGACCTCCGAGTAAGCGACGGGCCAAAGCTTTTACTTCGTCCCCTACTTCTATTGTCAGGGGGGTGTCAAGGGGAAGATTTGTCATGGCGACGGCTTCTTCGGTCTCCATGGTTTCCATCTCGGCTTCCATGGGTACGACTTCGCTCATCTCCATCGTTGGCTCCATCGTCTCCATCATGATGACGGCTTCGGGGATAATCCAAAGCTTACACACGGCGTACTCTTCGATGATGCCTTCGACCACGGCACAGTTGCCGTCGGGTTGATAGAAGTAGCAATTTTCGCAGGCGATTCCTTGGGAAGCAAAGGGATTCTTTGCCGCCTCCATGTAATGCGCACCGTTGGCGCCGATCCCTTTGTCAAACTTGCCCGCTTCGTGGGTGACTTCGATGAGCGACGACACCATCATGCGTTGTCGAGTGTTGAACTCTGCGCCCAGCTCAATCGCCTTGACGCTCTTCGCTTCGTCGTCTTCTTTCATGTCATCGCCCAGTTCGACCATGTACGACTTGATGTTCTCTGCCATGCGTCGCACCTCACGGATGCGCTTCATGTCGGCCTCGCTGTGACGGCGTGATACTTTGGTTTCCATGGTGTTCTCCTTCATAATCTGATTCGCCCAAGTCCGTCCTTCGTCCCCACCCCAGCCAAACCACGCTTGCCAGCCTTTGCCCTGTTCGTCCCATGTTGAGCCTTGTTTGTCGACTTCGTGTCGTGCGAAGTAGCTGACCATGCGTTGCACCGTGTCGAGTGAGACGGGGTCACGGTTTGCCAGTTGATTCGCCCGTGCTAAGCCGACCGGTGTCATACCCTGCTGGCTCGGTGGCTTCGTCGCCCTGACGTCTAGGGCAAGGCGCGCATTGCGGGCGACGTCGGCAGGCGGTGTGAATGTGTCTGCCATCGTGTCTCCTATGGTTTGAACTGTGCGAAGGCTTGGTCGGCGATGGTTTGCAAGTCACCCCGTTGGCGCACAATGGCGGCGGCGTCTCTCGCCGTCTTCCATCGTCCTTTGTGTATCTCGGCTTGTTGGTCACCGACGACATACGGCGCATAGGACGCCGCCGACATGAGGACAGCGGTGTCGCCGTCAAGGTCAACGCGGTAGCTACGATTAAGTGTTTCGCTGCCGTTGAGTCCGTTGCCCGTACCACGAAGATACGGGATGCGAAGCTTGCCTCTGCCGCCTGCCCACATCATCATGACAAAGCGCCGTTGTTTCTCCGACTTCCACTTCATCGAGCCACGCTTTGGCGGTGGTGGCTTGTCTTCGTTGAGTTGCCCTTGGACAACGACGGCATAGGCCAATGTCACCGCTCGGCAGGCGTCGAGGATCGCTGCGGTGCTTATGCGGTTGATGATTTCGACGTCGGTCTTAATCATGGGCGCACCAAGCGCAACGACGTGTCACAGCGACAGTTGACGTGGGCAGGCGGACCGCCGGCGACCTCTGCGGGCCACTCATCCTCCGTCATGCCGTTCAGGTTCACACCGTAGGCTTGGCCGGTGCATATCGGGCATACCTTTTCGTCGGCGTCGGTGTTCCATACCCGAATCATGGTGATACCTGCCCTACCTAAGTACTTCTGATATTCCACCGTGGCTTGCGCAGCGGCGCGCGTCGTCTCCGTCACGGCGATCATCCGCGCTCGTGCCGGGTCGGACAATGGGCGCATCATGGCGGTCAAGTCGTCAATCGTCATACCCGGCGTGGTGCGGTATGTTTCGATGATGGGCTTGATGCGGTCTGCCGTCGTCTGGTCGATGCGTGACGTCGTCAGTGGTACGTAGTCACTCAGCCAATCGGTGATTTGCTGTGACTCGTCGTTGGTGTCCATGGGGATGCTAAACTGCGTCCCCAGCTTGTCGATGCGCTTGCCCATCTGCGTGGCTAGCTCAGCGTTCAGCACGGGCGCCACGACGTCTTTGAGCGTTGGGTCGACTTCTTTGCCTTGGACAATTTGCCGAGCCCACGTGGCGCCACGCTTGGCGAGTTCCGGTGCGATAGCGTTGTATATCCGTCGTTCGTCCGGGGTCATATCGTCGACGGCTTTGACCTCGGCGACGGCACCAACAACGTCGGACACCGTGGCGCCTTCGCTAATCCGTGCCATCACGGACTTGACTTCGTCGGCAGAGATAACGGCGCTGTCGAAGTCACACCACGGTGTCTTCCCTGCCTTGATGCGCCGTTCTAATTTTTTTGCGAGCAGTGCCCAGTCTACGGAGCGAGTCGCCGTGTCGGGCTGTGCGGGTGCGATGGCACCCACGGGAGTACTTGGTTCCTGCGGTGTGGCTTCCTTGGGGAGTTCGTCGGTTGGCGCAGGGGTTGGCGGTGCAAGGAACATGTCATCCACACCGTCATAGCCAAGGATGCGCATGGCATCAGGCAAGGGAAGCCCTGCTTGGGTGAGCTTAAGCAACGAGTCGGCACGGTCGGCTTCGTCGGCTTGCATGACGTCAAGCATCTCTGGGTTAAAGCGGATTTCGTAGCCAATCGGCGCGAGGAGTTGACCGTTAATAATTTGTTCGTAGAGTCCAAGCCGAGGCACAATGGTTTCTCGCCAAAAGCTTTGGCGGTCGCTGTCTGCCGTTGCGTAGTTGGCTGCGCTGGCTTCGAGCATGGTGCGAGGGACGCCGAGGGTCATGGCGATGGAGGTGATGACCCGCTCTTGTAACTCCGGTAGCATCATCGTGTTGATGTCGGGTGTGACTTTTTGGACTTTGAGTTCCGGCGCACGGACAAAGAGACTGCGGAAGGCATTGGCCACCCCGCCTAATCGTGTTGCAAACTCACCACGGAAGCGTTGGAACTCTGCGTCGTCCATTGCCTCGGGCAAGTTCATTACCATGACGGGCTGGGCGCCACCCTCGAAGAACGCCGAGGTAAATCGCTCGAGGTAATGCCCAAGCTGGGCACTTTGCAAGGCGACCTGCGCCGGTGCGAGACCCGGCAGAATGTCGTCACGATACGACGGCTCACGAAAGTAGACGATGCTGTCAATGTTCCACGGTCCGTAGGTGCGACCAAGTTGGGTCTGCGTAAACAATGCGCCGCTATACGGATTCTCTAAGCTGGACATTGTCGGCTCAAAGCCCACCGTCATCGTCGTGGGATTAAGTACCACGAAGCCAGTCATCGTCCGCCCTTTGACGATGCGGTACCAATAGGCGCCACCGGTAAGCAACAAAGAGCGCTCGGTGTCTCGCATCAGTGAAGACACGGTTTGTTGCCACGGCCACTCCACCTCGACGCCACGCCGAGTCAGTGTGTAGGGCACGGTGCTGATTGCGTCGCACCGTAGATTAACGGCGCGGTACAACATCGGAACGACCTCGTAGGCGTCCGTCGCCGAGGCAATGCGCCCCGCTCGGCTCATGCTGGACATCCAGCCGGGTATATTCATACTCACTCAGACCACCCCCATGATACTCTTGGCTTACTCATCATCGCCACGGCGCCCGAGGCGGCGTCTACGTAGTCGTCATGTGACGACGATGGGAAGCCGACGACCTCGTCGATAAATTGTCGATTCCATGCGCCGGCGACTAAGCGCACCTTGCCACCCTCCGCACGCGCCGCCCACGGCATCGCCCGACTCTGTTTGTCTTTGTCCACTCTGATTCCTTTGAGGGTCACGCCGGATATCTCCGGCATACGGCGCAGTTCTTGGATTGCCGCTAAGCCGTGTATCGCCTCTTCGATGCCGACCTGCGTGCCGACTTCGCTGTGCATCGTGGAGACGATGACCTTGCGGACGTCTGGCCACTCCGCCTTTAGGTGAATCCCGGCGTCAAGGTAGACCACGCCGTCATCACCAAGGGCAGCACGGATAGAGGCGGTGTAGTCTGCGCTTGTCTTGGTGGAGGCGGCTAAGTCCCAATACCGAAACCACTTGAGACCCTCCGGCGCACGAGGCACGACGCCGAGCCAGTGACGTTGAAACATTGCGCCGATGGGGTCAATGAATTGACCGTCGACTTCTTGGCGGTACA